ATATTGTTCTTTTTATGCCTGCTTCAAAGAAGATTTCGATGCACCAGGCTTGCTGTATTGAACAGGGCGCAGAACCTATCTTTGAACGTATCGCAGCAATGCCTAATCTAAACCTTCTTGCTAAGAAGTGGGCAGAGGATAACGAAGCATGTTTTATTCCTCTAGGTCTAAAGCATGAGCTAGCCACTGCCGGTATTATTCATGCAGCCTTAACTATCGATCCCCCTAAGGAAGTATACGTAGCTATCTCGACTGGCGTTCTTACCCGTGCTCTACAGATTGCATGGCCTAAGGCTAAGTTTACGGCTGTTGCAGTTGCTCGTAACCTTAAGGCCGGTGAAGCTGGCAGAGCTGATGTTGTTTCAGAGCCGCTGGAGTTTACTCAGTTTGAAAAGGTAGAAAATCTACCTCCGTTTCCTTCTGTTCCTACATATGATGCAAAGGTTTGGAAACGTATCCCTAAGAATACAGGCAAAGACATTCTATTCTGGAACGTAGGCAAAGATCCGGTTCTAAACGATATTACTCTATATGATAAAATTGATTCCAATCGAAAGTGGAAAAAGGAATATAGTCTTGAAAATTCTAGTAACGTCACCGTTTAATCCTATTTCGTCTAGGCTAGCATCTCATAGAGGTGCACAAGGTCATATCTATTGGTCACAGTTACGCGAATGCTATCCTGAAGATGTTGTTGTAGATATCGATACTGGTGATAAGCCATACCATAGATATGATGTGTTGTACATTTATCATGGCAACGACTGGTCAGGTGCCCTAAATGTATTCGGTGGGTTTGAGAATTTCAACCAAACCGAAAAGGTTATTTCCCTTGCCAATTTCACCGGTGCTGTGTATTCTATCGGAATTCCTATGCCTATGTACCATGAAATCATTCAGAAGAGAGTCGATTCACTTTCTGATTCAGGCCCATGGACTAAAGATGTAATGAATTCTCTTAAGCATATTGTAGAGTCTACCCCTATGGTTGACGTCAACATTAATTTGGTTAACAATATGAATATTGTTGCCGGCGATTCACATGCTATTTGTATGTATCGTCCAGGTTGGTTGGTTAATTCGGTTCCATTCAAGACACTTCATGGTGCCATTTCTGAAGGTCTAGACACGTTTGTATATGGTAGAAATTTCAATAATATTGAACTCTACTTCGGTAATATCGATATTCGTCATCATCTTCTTAGACAGCCAGATCCAGAACTGGCTACAATCAGTCTTGTTGATCGGTACATCGAGGGTGCAGTTAAGCTAGCAAGCAAGTACGAGGCAACTGTAACAATCTTGGCTCCTCTACCTATTGAAAATGAATCGCGTAAGATTCCTAAGACCGGATGGTATAAGGGAACACCTTTCACAGGTTCATGGGCAGATCGTAATCGTGTTAGAAAGTTGTTTATTGCACGATGCGAATATGGCGCCGGCCAATTTAAACATGTGAAGTTTAACGACTGGACTGGTTATTTGATCAATGAAGCCGGCGAGCTTGATTTCAAGTACATGGAAAAGCCACGATCTGTGCATCTTTCTCGAGAATTTTACCCGCATTGGACCGGTGCTGATATAAATAGTCCAGCTAAACTTGAAGCTCTTACATAATAGGTACGGTGAATGGCTATCAAATACAAGTACGCAGAAGACAAGATCATTAATGATCTTAAGGCATATATCGATGCCACATATTCCCAACATTACAAAACAGGCGACGATTCGGTCGAATGTTTTGACGCATGGATTGCTCTAGGTGATGCAACACCTACTTTCCGTAACACCGCACTGAAGTATCTGTGGCGGTACGGGAAGAAAGGCGGGACCAATCAATCTGACCTAATGAAGGCCATGCATTACGTCATGCTTGCCATGTATAATGATCATTATAAGAATAAGAAGGAAAAGAAATAATGCAAGTTGAAATTCCAATTGAAGAGTTACGCAAGCGTAAGTTAATGGTTGCCACACCAATGTATGGTGGTATGGCAGCTGGTATGTTTTCAAAGTCTATTGCTGACCTATCGGCACTGTGTCAGCAGTATGGCATTCCCATGCAGATGTACTTCTTATTCAATGAATCGCTGATCACACGAGCCCGCAATTATTGTTGCGACGAGTTTGTGCGTTCAGATGCTACTCATTTGATGTTCATCGACTCGGATATTGGATTTAATCCGCAGGATGTTATTGCACTGCTTGCTTTGTCCGGCGAAGATTCAGAGTACGATATCATCGGCGGGCCCTATCCTAAGAAGTGTATTTCATGGGAAAAGGTTAAGCGCGCGGTCGATAAGGGAGTTGCTGATAAGGATGCATCGGTTCTAGAGCGATTCGTTGGTGACTACGTCTTTAATCCTAAGTTTAACACTGGTTCTATTCCTCTAAATGAGCCGTGTGAAGTACTTGAAATCGGCACTGGATTCATGATGATCCAGAAGCGAGTTTTCACTAAATTTACAGAAGCTTTCCCTGAGTACTTCTATCGTCCTGACCATGTTCGTACCGAGCACTTTGACGGTACTCGTAATATCATGCAGTTCTTCCAGGCTGAAATCGATCGTCATAATCCAGCTAAGGAATACGAGAAGATTGTACGTAAGTTGGCAGCCGGCGAAGAAGTTAACGCTGAAGAAGTTAACGCTACATTAACAGCAGCAGAAGAGAAGATCAAGGCGTCATCTAATCGTTATCTTTCAGAGGATTACTGGTTCTGTCAGAAGGTTCAGCAGCTTGGTCTTAAGACTTGGTTGTGCCCATGGATTCAGTTGTACCATGTTGGTACGTATATCTTCGGTGGATCGTTGGCTGACCTAGCATCTGTTGGAGCTTCGGCTACCGCCGACACTGGTGCTCTTAATAAAAAGTAGTAGTGTACATTTAGACTGCAATAGTATATAATAATTTCGAGGTGAACAATGCAAACTATTAAGCTCTCAGAGCAGACACTACGTATTCTAAAGAACTTTTCGACCATTAACCCTGGGCTTGTTGTAAAGCCCGGGGCAAAGCTAGTTACAATGTCTCCGGCTTCGTCTGTCTTTGCCGAAGCTGAGATCAATGAAACACTAACTACTCCATTTGCTCTAACGGATATCTCTAAGTTTCTATCGGCTCTTTCGTTGTTTCCAGAGCCAGAGCTTAATTTCAAGGAGACGTCAGTAGAGATCATCAAGCATAAGCAGAAGATCGTTTTTGTTTATGCTGATCCTCGCCATATTCTGTCCCCTACTAAAGAGTTCAAGGCTCCTAAGTTTGACTTGACATTTTCTGTTAAGGAAGAAACACTAATGAAGCTATTCAAGACAATGTCTGTCTTGGCTCTTCCGGCTGTTATCATCGAAGGTGATGGCAAGACTCTATCGATTTCTACTAAGGATGTAAAGAGCTCGACGTCACACTCATATACCGAGGAACTCGGACCGACCGATCAGACCTTCAAGCATGTATTCCTGGCTGAGAACATGAAGATGGTATCAGGTCATTACGATATTTCTATTGCACCGGGAGTAGGTAGATTTGTAGCAAAGGATCCATATACAGGTAAGCCAATCACGTATTACATTGCTATTGAGACTCCTCTTAAGAAGTAAGGTTACTTTATATTATGAATACTACTGAATTCTTGTGGGTAGAGAAGTATCGCCCACCGACTATTGATGACACTATTCTACCGAAAGCCATTCACGATACTCTAGTAGGATTTCTAAAGGCAGGCGACCTTCCTAATCTCCTGTTTTCTGGTCCGCCTGGAATCGGTAAGACGACCGCAGCCAAGGCTATGCTTGAAACCCTAGGTGTAGACTATATCGTAGTTAACGGGTCGATGAATGGTAACATCGATACGCTTCGTAATGAAATCCTGACATTCGCTTCTTCGGTATCGTTCATGACCGGTAAGCGTAAGTATGTCATTCTAGACGAAGCCGACTATCTCAATGCAGTATCGACTCAACCCGCCCTCCGTAATTTCATGGAGCAGTATTCGGTAAATTGCGGGTTCATTCTCACAGCCAATTACAAGAACAAGATCATCCCGGCACTTAGGTCTCGTTGTACCGAAGTCGACTTTGCGTTTACTGCTGATGACAAGGTAGCGATGGCTACTGCGTTCTTCAAGAGAGCTCAGAGTATCCTGAATAATGAAAACGTCAAGTTCGATAAGAAGGTATTGGCCGAAGTAATTTCTAAGCATATGCCTGACTGGAGACGCGCTCTCAATGAACTTCAGGGATACGCTGTAAATGGTTCTATCGATGCCGGAATCTTGGCCAACCTCAATGAGATTTCGCTATTCGATTTGATGGTGCTAATGAAGGCCAAGAATTATACCGACATCGTTAAGTGGGTTTATGAAAATATCCATAATGACCACAATACATTGTTTCGGGCATTGTTCGAAGAAGCCAAAAAGTACGTGACAAAGGAATCGATTCCTCTGATGGTTCTTATCATCGGAAAGTATGACTATCAGATGGCGTTTGCAGTTAATCATGATATTACGCTTATTTGTTGTCTAACCGAGATCATGCTCGAGTGTGAATTCTTGTGACACCTTTTGACATAATCAACTCAATCACGGCCACTAAGAAGCCGTTGATTAATTCAGAGAATGATAAGGAATACGTTCCTTATATTGTAAACATGGGTCTATCGTATTTCATTGATACGGTAGCCCATGCAGATGCCATGAACCGTATGCATTGGCTCCCTAATGTCATGCAACACGATTATCTCATGGGTTCTATCAAATCCAAAAAGCGGTGGTCCAAATGGGTCAAGAAGACTAATTCTGAAGCAATCGATCAGATTGCTGAATACTACAAGTGTTCTAGGGCCAGAGCCATAGAATATGATCGAATCTTGACGCCAGAGCAGAAGCAAGTAATCGCAAGATCCTTCACGGAGAACACAATATAAATATCCTATAATAAAAAAAGGCATTATGAAATGGATATATTCGAAACCTTGGTTGAAATAAGTCTATCTAAACCAGAAGACTTCTTAAAAGTAAAAGAAACACTGACCCGTATTGGTGTTGCTTCTAAGAAGCAGTTAAAGCTATTTCAGTCGTGCCATATTTTACACAAACAAGGTAGATACGCAATTGTCCATTTTAAGGAGCTGTTTGCCCTTGACGGTAAACCTACGGACTTCAGTGAAGAAGATCTAGGCCGTCGTAATACGATTATTGCATTGCTGGAAGAATGGGAACTAGTAAAGATTATCAAGCCTGAGCTGATTGTAGAACCAAGATGCCCTATGAACAAGGTGAAGATTATTCCTCATAAAGAAAAGGGTGATTGGCTGCTTGTAGCCAAGTATAATATAGGAAAGAAGAGTTCATAATGATTAATTGGTTTAAGAATAAGAAAGTCGATATCCAGACTCACACAGAACCGCGGACTCATTTGCAAAAGAAGCTAAATACGATTTCAGATTCTTTGTTTCCTAAGTACGAAACTAAAAGAGATTCTTCCGGAGTAAAGTATCACGTTGATTCGTCAGTGGATATGAATCTAGAGGCTGTTATTTCTGATATCGAAGATGGGTACGTAGACAAAAATACCATACAAACGCTTAAGGCGATTGCACAAAAGATCAATGAAGTCCGTGCTGTATTAGACATTATGCATGAGCTTGATCCAGAAGTACACCACTTCTTTTATTACATGCCTACAGATGGTGGTATCGAAGAAACTGAAGTAACAGTATCTGATCAGTATGTATAATTAAATATGTACAACTAACTAGGGTTAGTGTATAATTGCTTTATTATGAAACTTTCAAAATTACTTA